GTGCAGAGCGCCAAAGTGAAGGTGACCCAGGGGGCGAACCAGAAGGAGGCACAGGAGTCGCAGAGCAAAAACTCCAAGAACTCCAAAGGTGGGGGAACTACCAATGGAGCCAAGGAGAACACAAGTTCAGCGGTTTCGTCGAAGTCGGACGGGGCTTCCAAATCCCAGGGTCAAAAGCGACGAGAAAACGACGCTCGAAAGATGCTGAGGATTTTGGAGGCAGAGATGGCGAAGTGGGAGAGTGGGACTGGCCTGACAGAGGAGCGGAAGCAGAACTTGCTTCCCTTGTTTTCCAAGCCGGACGTCACAACCCGACAAAGCCCCCGGAAAACCTCGCAACAGTGATGGAGCAGGTCCTTCAACACTACCCGAAAACGAGCAACAAACCCCGAGCAGAAATTCTTGATGATGAGGGAAAATGTAAGGCAAAGCTACTACGACTACTGGAGCACACAGTGAAGCGTGATGCATCACCAGGTGTTCCGTTACTTGTACTAGCTACCACGAACGAGGATGTGATCACAAGCCACAGCGATTTAGTTGTGGAGTGTGCTTACCAACGATTGCAGCTCCTTGCTCACTCCGATCTGCCTGAAACGGCAGTAGAGAGAGTCAGGGGAGGCTTTTGTGACCCCGTTCGTATTTTTGTCAAAAATGAACCTCACAACAAGCAGAAGATACAAGAGAAAAGGTTTCGCCTAATTTCCTCTATCTCTCTGGTGGACCAGCTGGTAGAGCGATACCTCTTTGGAATTCAAAACTTCATCGAGCTACGCTCCTGGCGTTCCATACCTTCAGCTCCGGGTCTTGGTTTCGCTGATGAGGATGCGCAATTTCTATGGGACGCCCATTGGGCTGACCTACAGGAGGGGCGCCTTGTCGAGGCGGACGTTTCTGGGTGGGACTGGACCGTCCAAGGGTGGGAGCTTGAGGCTGAAGCCGAGATGAGAATACGTTTGTGCGATGCGAGCGGCGCTTTTGCGCAGGCTATGCGTGCGCGCATTCAATGTCTCTCTCTTTCAGTTTTCATGCTCTCAGATGGAGTGTTCTACGCACAGACACAGCCCGGGATAATGAAGTCAGGTTCTTACCTAACTTCGAGTGGCAACTCACGCATTCGCGTGTTGGTCGCCGCTCTTATCGGGGCTGCAGCACGTGCTATGGGAGACGACACCCTTGAGACTTTCGTGGAGAACGCGAAGGAGAAGTATGCGGCCCTTGGACACAAAGTCAAAGACTACAGAGTCTGCGACGAAGAGTTCGAGTTCTGCAGCCAAACCTTCCGCGATGGAAAAGCGTTTCCAGCCAAACCAGGGAAATTGGTTTTCAGGATCCTTCATAAGGAACCTGAAGCTGAGTTCTCTGAACAGTTTGCCTACGAAATGCGGTGGTCCCCTCTCCTCGAACATTACAAACGAGAATTGACCCAGTATGGTTGGCGCTGGGAAAATTAAACGACGAATGCCAACTTCGAAACAAAATCAACTCCGCCTGCTCCGTGAGCAGGCAGAGACTCGGAAACTCAAAAACGCACGCAAAAGGATGAGGAAGCGAGAACGAAAGGAAATCA